TCTCATAGCCGGAGTTCTCGATAATATCCAGCGGGAGCCAATCAATCTGCCAGTTCTCCGTATTATTGCGAAGCACGGCCGCAAAGTTGCCTTCGATATATGCCGTGACAATCGCTTCTCGGATAAACTGCTCGACGCGCACCTGAGAGTTGAAATCGTTCAGGATAGCCTGTGCCTTCTCCAGCGTTTTGGTCTTGTTGCGGGCACCGTTGAAATTGCGGTACGACAGCCGGATATCCGTGTTAATGTTGTTCTGGATGGACTGTACGACCATACCAACAATGTCATCAATGTTGATGTACTTGCGGATAATAGCATTGATGCTCTGGACGCTGGACAGGTTGGACTGTGCTCCTTCACCCAGAGAGGAAATCGTGCTGGTAGTCAGCGTACTTGCCGAAGCGCCATCGTTGAGATATGCGCTGTACATACGATTTTGCGGGTCATATGTCGCAACAGCGTGCCTGTATCGCTCTGCAGTCTCGCGGTCGGCGAATGAGGTGACGATAGTTGCACCATCTTCCGCCTCATCAATCAGCGGCTTTGGATCTTCAGCCATGATGTCACCTCCAAATTAAAATTCCACGGTCGAAACACACCGTGGCGCGTATTTGAATTCATCCGTTGACCGTCGGCGCAGGTCGCGCTCCAGTTCGGATGCGATGTAGTTAGCATAAGAAACACTGGAGTAGCGGTCTTTACGCATACCAGCGACTTCGTAAATGCGAATATTATTCTGACCGGACATCTCGTATTCCAGATTGATGGTCTCATTGGCGAAAGCAGTCGTCTGGTAATATGGATGCTGGTATGTTACTTGATCCTCTGGAGAAAGATTACGGTATGCCTTGCTCTTCTCCAAAAACTCATTACCATCTGTCTCATTGATCAGAAGGCGAAGTTTATCTCGACGTAGACAGTCGCGCAAAGAAACGGCCATCTCAGAGTTCTTACTTTGAGACGCCTTAATGCTATAAATTACTCGTGGTGCATTAGGGTTTCGGCTTCTCATAGCCATGCTCTCGTCGTTTATACATGACCATGCACGGTAAACTGTCCCACGCTCTTCGTCGTATAAATCTTGAACCAACTGGTCATAGATTGCTACGCCCACGCCATTTGTATCAATTACGACATAATCCGCATCTAAATCGTCATATAGTTGCCTAATTCGTACAGCCTGATCCTGGCCGTGTCCGCCTTCAATGGTTTCCATGTAAACAAGATTGCGAATATACTGCCCTGATAGAGTAGGAAGTAGCTGCAACAAAGAAATAGCCGTGGCGTCATTTTTAGCACCGCCAGCTGTTGCAATGTCGGCGCTGAGAAGTCGAATCTCTTTTGGCTCCTTGGTTGGATATTTCATCTTGGGGTCGCCCAATGCCTGATACAGCGGCCTCGGATAGATTGGCTGAGTCAGTTTTCGAGCAGAGTTGATATCCACATAAGAGAAAAATGATTTCTCAGATTCCCCCCAGAACCTCGAGTTCATTTCCATTTCGAACTTTATCGCGTTAAAGTCCTCTTCTTGCATTTCTTCCTGAATCTGTGCCAGAGGATAATATCCAGCGGAGACAGGAAGTTGGTATGGGAATCCGCAGACAAAGTACGGAGCGCCCTTCACCATTGACTTGAAGTAGGATTGGAATTTGGCCCAGCTATAATGCCATTTAAAGTAGGCGGAGCTGATATAAGTCTCGCAGTTGCGTTCTTTAGGGTAATTTTTGTACTTCGGATTAGCGAAAAACGGCGGCGTTCGCTCGCCAGCCTTAAACTTACGAAGAACGCTGTCGAGGGTATCTTTTTTTATCTGTACAAACTCATCGGCGATCATCCAGTTGGTTCGCTCGGAACGAGCACTGTCACGAGCAGTAACTACACGAACGACAGATCCATTCTTAAAACGGATAAATGCTTCAGACGGAGTAACCTTGCAGACTGCAATCTCGTTTCTCAAATTGGGTGAATCGGGCATGAATTTATCTGCAATCTTACCTAAGAGGTTTGTACTCTGGCTTCTAACGCCTGCTGCAACGGTAACAATAAGCCCCGGATACAGGACACATTTTACACAAATGGCCGCTGCCACGATCATGGACTTACCCATACCGCGAGAAGCGATAACCATAGAGTAGGTGTTCTCGCAGATTTCGTCCAAAAGCTGCTGTTGAAACGGAGCGAGCCATTTCATACCGAAGTAATCAATGGCAAACCGGTGTGGATTTGCCCTGTAAAAAGACACATGTCGGTTCATTCCTCGTTCAATTTTCTCGCGCTTAGTCGGTTCCATTAGGAATCACCCGCACTCTCAATCTCCGAATTGATTTTCTCAACATCTATGGAGTCACCATCATTTCCATCCATAGCTTTTCGGATAATCGCGTCAAACACATCTTCCGTATCAGCATCAGCCAATTCTGGCATACTGACACGGTATTTGTTCATTTCTTCTTCGTAATACTTGGCGTGAGGATTTTTAATGCCCATCATGCTGCACATATGCCCACGATAGTAGATTTCATTGAGCTTAATGCAACCATCTACGTCCTTCCATTCAGGAAGTGGCTCCATGATGGGGTCGTGCTCCTCGAAATTCTTAATCATCACACCCAGAGGAATTTCTCCGAACTTATCATTTGCAGACTCGATCTTAGGCGTAAGCTCAGCCCGGTCAAGCGTCTTCTGGTATGTGTCGGTCAATTTTTGGTAAACGTCAATCTTTCCGCACTCTAAAGCCTTATTCTGTTGGAGTTTCAGAACACAGAGATCTTTAACCAATGACTGCTTAGGCTTTCCTTTCACAACACATTTTGCCAGCCAGTCCTCATATTCGCACTGAAGGAACTCGTACTCACTTGCTGTAAAATTGAGTCCCCAAGTGTTAATAAGTTCTTTGCTTACCTGAAATTCCGTTGTTTGAGTTGGTGTTTCGAGATCCTCATAACTCTGGATAGCCAAATCCTCTTCCTCACGAATCGTCGAATCGTAGGTCTTTCCGTCGTAAGCGTTGAGGTTTAGTTTTGCGATATAAGCCGACATACGGCTCTTATGTGCTCCCATCTCTTTGGATGCTTCAACCAGAGTAGGGGAGTAGTATAGATCAAACTTCATGCAGATACGCCGAATCGCCGTGTCTGCATCGAACATTTCCTGATAGCGGTCGAACAGCGCATCAATACAGCCGCGGCAGACAGGAAGTCGGCCGCTGTTGTTGCGATACAGCATTGTGTTCGGTGCGTTGTAAAAATCGGTCGCACGGGAATATTCCGTCCCGCAGCAGACGCATCTCTTAATCTGGTGCGGCTTTACTGCGGGTGTGAGCTTATCTTCTTTTTTAGGGATGGTGGGAATCTTAGGCACTAATGCCATTAACCCTCACCACCTTCCGCCTCCTGCATCGTAGCGTAGAACTGGTCGGAGGCTTCGTTCAGCTTCGGAAAAGCAGTGAATCGTACGGTGTGCCTAGTCGGCACAATGCGCTTCTTGCCATCAGAACCCGGGAAATTGTCTACCATCTGGTAAGATTTACGCTCATGGTTTTCAAACTTGCCGAAATCCGGCAGCGAGAGCACCTCGCATTCCTTGAGAAGCTGCTTAATGCTGTCCAACACACTGTTTACAACCTTCTTGCTGTCTTCATAAGCCATCTCGTACAGTTCGGAGTGCTTCGAGTACAGTGCAGCGTAATACAGCGTGTTCTTATCTTCTTTCTTCTTGGCTCTTGCCATGCTTTAATTTTCCTCCAGTTTGAGATAATACACGGCATCGCGGCCATAGTCCTGCTCGAAAGTCATCAGGAGCTGGCTCGGCTTAGCATAAAGTCGCTTGCCGTGTGCATGATTGTCCGAACCGCAAAGAGCCGGCGCGATCATGTTGTCCACACCGAATCGGTCAAGCGATTCTGCATGGTGCTTGTCACCCATGATGGCAATATCCACCGGAGTGCCAAGGTCGCGCGACAGCAGCATATTCGCCGTCACGCCAAAGTCTCGAACCGTGTCCAGATCGCCGTGTGTAGAAACAACGGTCTTGCCGCCGATGAAGTCTGTGATGAACTCCTCGCACATCGGGCAGACGTTGATGGTATCGTCATCCTTGAGTCGTGTTGCCAGCCACCAAGGGATGATTTTCTCCATGTTATCGGAGTGGATGCTTTCTTTTTTGTTCTGGACGGTTCGCATATGATTGCCGTAAGTAGCAAACACATCTACACGGTCTACAGCCGCAGAGATCTCATGAATTGCCTCGGCGAGAATTTCTGAGACGCGCATCAGCTGGTCACAGGTGTTCTCGACTGATTCCAGTCGCACCGTAGGATGAATTGCTCCATGAGCAAAATCGCCCAGCAGATGAACATGCAGGTCGGTGACCTGATGCATCAGCAGACGCTCTACCGTCTCATCAATCAGGCGGCGGACACGCTGAGCACATACCTCTGGGTTATAGCTGTTGAACGGATTGTCGCATACCATGCCGTAGTGCCAGTCGGTCAGAACCAACAGGGCTTCCGTCCCGAGACGATGAACTTCTCCCGCTCGAGACAGCGGAACCAGTGGCTTGCTCATATTGAGCTGTTCAGCCGAGCGGATAATGCACTCGTGCAGGCTTTCTTCGCGTGCCTTTGCGTTGACTACTCGGGTCAGTGCCTGACGCTGGTCGTAGAACTTGCGCTGTTCCTTGCGGAGCTCAAGCTCGCGCTGTTCAATCTCGTGAAGCTGAGCACTGTTATCGGTCAGCTTATCGCGGTTGGCTTCAAAGAGTTTGCAGAATGCCGCATAGTCCTTGCGGTACTTGCTCTCGGTGTACTGGTAGCCAAGCTGATAGTTCAGCAGGTCAGCCACGTCCTGCCAAGAGCCAATCTGCTCTTTGATGTTGCCGATACGGTAAATGTAGGCGTACTCGCTCTCATCTTCTTTTCTGAGCCAGTCAGTCTTCACGCATTAGCCTCCTCGGCAAGGGCAGCCAGTCGTGCGCGGCGACGGTCGATAACGTCAAGCAGTGCAGCGGCGTCCTTGTTATGTGGGATAACGCGGAGGTACTTTTCTTCCTCGCACAGCCAATACTTGCCGGTGGCGGTACGCGGAACACGAAGCTCTGGATAAAGTTTGTAGATGGTGGCTCTCTCAGCCTTGGTAATTCGGATCAAATCGTTATGTCTCCTTAAAAAATGATACGGAAGAGGTGCGAAAAATCGCTTATCTATCCTAGAGAA